TTCTGATACTATATTTTGAATTTATAAAGAAACAGTCTGACCAGGCTGACGCGCCCAATGATGGCGCGGATTGTTGGGCTGACGTAAGGGCTGACGGTGGTCTGACGGTGGCTGACGCAGGCCAGCAAGCACCAACAATAAATATAAGCGGGTCCTTCCCAGAGGTCGGAAGCTATACGGGTAGCAAAACCTCAATATTCGAGAGGTTTTTGATATAATTCCGAACCGGAATACCGGACATGCTTTAAATATTGGCATGTTCACTAAAAATCATGAGGTTTGTTTTATGATAAATCAAGAGGCTTTTGCGGCGCTGAATGCAGAATTCATGAATGAAGTGAAATGCCGGCAATGGATATTAAATAAATTGCATCCATCCGGCGCTTATTGTCCGGGTTGTGCCGGGGCGCTGTCTGACGCTGGCCGTATTAAAAATTTTTACAATGGCGACCGCCTATCCTGTAGGACCTGCGGAAAGTATTTCACCGCTCTCACTGGTACGCTATTCAGCGGTGCTCACTTTGATTTTAGGGGCTTATTTTTACTTGCAGCACTATCCGGATCCGGAATGCACGATAAAGTTATTGCCGAAAAATTAAATATCACACCCGAAAGCGCGCGGCTCTGGCGGATTAAATTTAAAGCAAGCCCCTTGTTTTCTGGTTAGCTTCTACAGATACAGCGAGCAGCCGGCGGGGGGCGCGGGTAAAGGCACCATGATTATAAAAAAAGGTTTGTTTTATGAATGAAGAAATCAATAAAAAAGAAGTTATTGAAAACGAAGATTTTAGGTGTGTTACCGATGTCCATAAATACCTCAAGGCACAGGACTGGAAGATTTCCAGGACACAACTTTATGAACATGTCGAAACAAAAAAACTTAAACGATCAGATGATGGAACTTTTTCTTCAGCCTCTATTGATAGGTATGCGCTGAAATATTTGCGGCGCGCTAATGGATCAAAACCGTCAAAAGAATTAGAAGAGATCCAGGAAAAAAAATATAGAGCGGATGTCCGTCAATCAATAGCCAGTGCGGAAATGAAGGAACTGAAAATTAGCATTTTAAAAGGTGAATATGTTCCTCGAGATGCATTTGCATTAGCCCTGGTAGAGCGTTCAATGCTTTTTAAATATAGTATCGAAACATTTTGCAGATCAAAGGCGGCTGATATAGCTAATTTGATTGATGGTAATACCGATAAAATACCTGATCTGATCGAATATTTATTAATTGAAGCGGCCAAGTGGTTGAATTGCTATTCGGCTGATGAAGATTTCGCTGTCCCTGTGCCTTTACGATCATTAAATGGTGATATTTTCTTAATCAATGATGACGAAGACGATGAGCAAAATGAAAAACAACAATATTAAGCATAATGGGCTTGCCCATGTGCACACTTTTACTTTTCAGGAGGGAGAGCGGCGCGTCTTTCGTATTCCGGAAAACATTTCAACTGCAGAATGGGCACAGAAATACCGTATGGTCGTAGATGGTGGGAGAAAAAGCCCCTGGCGTAACGAAATGTCACCATGTGCTTATGGAATCATGGACACCCTGGATAAACCATTCGTCCGGGAAGTTTATGTCCAGGCGCCACCGCAAACGGTAAAAACACAGGCAATTTTAAACTATCTGATGCGCCGCATCGATCAGGTCCCAACATCGGCCATGTTAGTTATGCCAGATGAAAATCTAACCAGGCGAATATTCAAACGCCGGCTGCTTCCATCCATAGAAGCCACGCCACGAACAAAAGCGATGTTAAGCCCCAGGGCTGAAGATACGACACGCCATAATATTTTATTCATAAATGGAATGGATATCACGGGTGCCTGGGCCGGATCTGCGGCGGCCATGGCTTCTGATGCAATGGAGCTGCTTATCCTGGATGAAATGAATAAATATCCGCCGGCACAAAATAATGAGCCGAACGCTTTTGATGCAGCAAAAGCCCGGACAAACAGTTTTCCCTTCACTTATAAGATTTATGGTGGATCCACGCCGACCGGTGAAGACGGTCTGATCACCCTGGTCATTAAAAAACGGGCCGATGAAATCCGTTACTATTATGCCCGCTGTCCGATCTGCGGCGAAGGGCAACGAATGCTTTGGGATAATATATCGTGGGGAAATACCCGAGATCCGCGCGAAGTGATGCGGAAGAGATTAGCCGTCTATAATTGCCAGGCCTGCGGTATGGCCTGGGATGACACGTTGCGCGATCGCGCCGTCGCGGACATGATGAAAACAGGTTGGCGCGCTGATAATCCAATAGAGCGCCCGCGCGTTGTCGCCTTCAAACTACAGTCCTGGTATGTTCAAAGCATGTCCGAATCCGTGGCCGCATTCCTGGAAGGCCAAGATGATCCCCAAAAATTAAAATCATGGGTAACGCAGCATTGTGCTGAAGAGTGGAAAGAAAAAGTTGTTAGGAAAACAGAAAATGCTGTTCTGGAGCGCAAATCGATTTATCCGGCGCTGATGGTGCCGCCTGATGTTGTAGGTTTAACGTGTGGCATTGATACTCAGAAAAATGGGTTTTGGTTTGTGGTACGTGGTTGGGAAGAGGATCTAACCAGTCATTTAATTCAGTACGGCTATTTAATGAACTGGCCTGACGTTGAAACTTTGCTTTATAAAACGGAATATAAGATTCATGGTTCAGAAAACACGATGGGGATCTGGCGTGCTGGCATTGATGTTGGCGGCGGCGAATCATCATCTTCTGATTGGAGCCGCACAGAGGAAGTATATCAATGGATCAGACAGCAACCGTCCGGAGCCGCACAAAGGGTATTCGGCATTAAAGGGGCTTCACATGTCACAGCGTTGGCCGCAAAGCGTATCAAAGTGACCAAAATAGATACATTGCCCAGTACGCAGAAGTTAATTCTAGGCGGGCTTGAGCTGCGCCTTCTGGACACTTCACAATATAAAGGCCTGATTCACTTCAGGCTGGGGCGTAAAGAGGCTGTAGGCGAAGAGCTGGCACAAAGCCAGCGGTTTTATGTCCATGCTGATGTCGGCTTGGATTACGTAAAGCAGCTGCTGTCTGAAGAGTGGCGTATGGGAAAAGGTAAAAAACCGGAATGGAAACAAACCTACTATCAAAATCATCTACTTGACTGTGAAGTTATCGCTGCCGCGTGTGCCGACGCCGAATGGCTGCCTTCTCTTCAGATGCTCGCAATGTATTTGAAAAGAAATAATGAGTTGAATCAAATTCCAGAAGAGAAAAAAAGACCGATAATAGAACGTTCAACGACACTACGCTGGTAATGTCTCGGGGGTACTCTTTTGAAAGATCATCGCACATGGGCAATGCAGGCCGCCGAAAACGCAATAGATGTTATTCCACACATGATAGAACATCGTGAACAGACCCCGGTTATAAGTGTTTTCGAAATGTCAGACAGGATTGAGGAAACTTTTAAAGAGCGTGCGCAATGGAACCAGGCAGTCATCGAAAGTGACCTGGATCGGCATGTGAAACTCTGGCTTGTCGTGCCTTAAGTGATGATAAAAAGACTAGATGGATTATTTTTGTTCTTGAGAAGGTTTATCTGTTTTTTTTAAAAAATCGACCATAGCCTCTTCCAGAAGATCATTTATTGGCCGCTCAAGATCAATGGCTCGTTTTTTAAATTCCTTAAGCAATTCATTATTTACTTGTGTTGTGAACATTTTCTTTTCCATGTTAGTATCAATATATTAGTTGAACAAATAAATCAAGAATATATTTATTGACATATTTTTATTATTTATATATTGACATATTTAATTCAATAATAACTTTTTAAAGGAGAAAATAAAAAATGAATAAGAAGTTGAACGTGAAAAGATCATCAAACATCGGAATCGCTGAAAAAGTGCAATACATCAAGCCATTCTTTCCTAATGATACACCTGTATTAAAGAAAACCGACGCAAACGGAAACTCACAATATCACAATCGACACACACAGAATGAGATCAGAACATGCAGCACAGATTTGGAAACGGTATTATTGTGTTTATTGGAACCTTTGCAAATTATCGAAAAGGCGTTAACCAATGATGATAATATTCCTTTTGCCAATACCTTAACCATGGCCCGGCAGAATATGACAAACACTATTCATGAAATATTTAGATTTGTGAATAACAACATCGGTGAAATCAATATCACGACAATTCATGAGCTCGAAATCAACAGCATATGTAGATGGGGCCAATGTGTTGATGCTGAATTAGGAGCCACGGATGAATTTGAAGAAAAGGCAATATTTGATCATGACCCTGAATTGATCGATAAACTTAAAATGATACCACCTGATAAAACGGAACCCATTAGAGACATTATGCGCATTATGAATGCCGGTGATTCGATATAATTTCATGCCGCACAGGGCAATCAATAAGTGAAGATAGCTTTTAAACGGCGGGTATAAAGCATCCGCCGTTTTTTATTAAATGGCTACATTGTGGCTACATAGCGCCGCCGAAAAAAGGAAATAAAAAAGGCAACTCGCTAAATACTCGAATTGCCTTCATATTTGG